AGGATGACAGACTCTCAGAAGAAGAGTGCTGTTGCAAGAAAAAGATCTGCAGGTAATAGTGGACCTAAACCAACTAATGTAAAAACAATTGCTAAAGCGAACATGGGTGGTATGGCAGATTATTATAGAGGTATAGTTTAATGGCTTACGATTACGCAAAAAAATATTATAAAAACGCAAGTGCGGCAAATCAAAAAAAATTTAATGCAATAGTAGATGATTTACGAATAGATATGAGTGAGCAGTCTGCTATTAGTGAAGGTTTAAGAAAAATGAGAGAAGAAGTTAGAAGCACATCTGGAGGAAAAAAATTTTCTACAGGTGGTATAATATTAACTAAAGATAATTATTATAAGGATTTATTATAATGGCAAGTTCTGGGACTACAGCATTTAATTTAAATATAGACGAAGTTATAGATGAAGCATATGAAAGATGTGGTTTATCTACAGATTCAGGGTATGATTTAAAAAGAGCTAGAAGAAATTTAAATATATTATTCTCTGAGTGGGGTAATCGTGGATTACATCTTTGGAAAGTAAAAAATAAATCACAAGAATTAACTGCAGGAACTTCTGAATACACTACACCAAGTGATTGTAGTGATGTATTAGAAGCTTACATATCTACAACATCAGGAACTACTGCTGATACTCAAGATGTTTCTATAACTAAAATTGATAGATCTACTTACGCTGCATTACCTAACAAAGGTGTTACAGGTCAACCTTCTCAATATTACGTTGAAAGACATATTACTCCTAAAATTTATTTATATCAGACACCTAATAAAACAACATACACACATGTAAAATATTATTACATTGGAAGAATAGAAGATGCTGGAGGATATACAAATACTCCAGATGCTCCTTATAGATTTTTACCTTGTATGGTTGCGGGTCTTGCATATTATATTTCTTTTTTAAAAGCTGCAGATAGAACTCAAATGTTAAAAATGGCTTACGAAGATGAAATGAAAAGAGCATTAGATGAAGATGGTTCTAGAACTTCTTTATATATTTCGCCACAAACTTATTTTGGAGATGGAGTATAATGGGTAATTACGCATCAGGAAAACATGCAAAAGCAATTTCTGATAGATCAGGTATGGCTTTTCCTTATCAAGAAATGGTAAGAGAATGGACTGGAGCGTTAGTTCACATATCAGAATTTGAATCTAAACAACCTCAAATAAGAAGAAAAACTGTAAAAGCAGATGCGATAGCACTACAAAATACTAGAACTCAAGATTTTACATTACAATCAGGAGGTGCTAGATTTACAACAACGGACTTATCTTTACCAGGTGTTTTTAGTTTTGAATCTTCTGGAATGCAACCAGATAATTCTGCAGAACAAAACAGACAAAGACAATTAATAAGTACTACAGGTACTATAACAGTGAGTATTACATAATGGCCATAACACATTCAGATTTTTTAACACAAGTAAGAAACTACACTGAAGTAGATAGTAATGTTTTAACTGATTCTATTATTGATGGTTTTATTAGAGCAACAGAGTTGAATGTTGCAGGCCAAGTAGACTATGATGATTTAAGAAAATACTCAACTTCTACATTTACGTCAGGAAACAGATATGTTTCATTACCTGCAGATTGTATGATTATCAGATCGATACAAGTAATAAATGGTTCTGATAGAACTTTTTTAGAACGTAGAGACACTAGTTTTATATCTGAATACAACAGCGGTGGTACTACAGGAGAACCTAAATTTTGGGCAAATTGGGATGATTTTAATGTATTAGTAGCACCAACTCCTAATTCAGCTTACACAATTCAAATTAATTTTATTAAAGATCCTCCACATTTTAATAGTTCAACAAACACTTTTTTATCTACTTATCAAGAACCTATGTTATTACATGGTGTCTTAACAGAAGCTTTTTCTTATCTTAAAGGACCTCAGGATCTTTACACGTTGTATAAAAGCAAGTATGATGAAGAGATACAGAATTTTGCCCTTCAACAAATGGGTAGAAGAAGACGAGGAGAATACGATAGTGGGGTACCTAGAGTTAAGATACCTTCACCATCACCATAAAATTAATAAGGAGAATAAACTATGGCAATAACAACAAACGCAATTTGTGATTCTTTTAAAAAAGAATTACTAAAAGGATCTCACGACTTTGATACTTCAGGGGACGGTGGAGATACATTTAAATTAGCTATGTACACAAACGCAGCGACACTAGGTAAATCAACTACAAGCTACTCTACTAATCCAGGAGGTGGCTCTAATACTGAGGTAACTTCATCTGGATATACAGCAGGTGGGGGATCTCTTGTCAACCAAGGGGTAAAAGTTTCATCTTCAGTAGCAATTACTGATTTTGCTGACTTATCTTTTACTGGAGTTACTTTAACTGCAAGAGGAGCTTTAATTTACAACACTCAAACTAATGGTGGTTCAAATACTACTGACGCAGTTTGTGTATTAGATTTTGGTGGAGACAAGACTGCAACATCTGGAACATTTACAATCCAGTTCCCTGCGTTCACTACATCTGCTGCAATCTTGAGAATTGCATAATAAAAAGGAGTAACCATGGCTTTAGTAGTAAATGATAGAGTAAAAGAAACTTCAACAACAACAGGCACAGGAACCTTTGATTTAGCAGGAGCTGTATCTGGTTTTGAAACATTTGTTGCAGGAATTGGTAATTCTAACACTACTTACTATGCCATAACAAACTCAAACGGAGAGTTTGAGGTTGGTTTAGGTACTGTAACAGATGCGGGAACTGACACTTTAGCGAGGAATACAATTATCTCATCATCTAACAGTGATGCTGCAGTAAACTTTTCTGCAGGTACTAAAGATGTATTTTGTACTCTTCCTGCATCTAAAGCAGTTATTGAAGACGCAAATAATCATGTAACTTTACCACATGATTTATTTATTGAAGGTGGTCTTATTGATCTTAAAAATGATGGCGGTGCCGTATCCCAGATTAAATTTTATTGTGAGGCTAGTAATGCTCACGCACAGACACTTATTGGTGCACCACACTCAGAATCTGCAACTAACACTTTAACACTGCCAAGCAGTGGTGGTAATTCTGTTTTAGTCACAAATAGTTCAACATCAATATTAACAAACAAAACTTTAACAAGTGCAGTATTAAATAGCACAATAAGTGGAACTTCAATTAAAGATGAAGATAACATGGCATCTGACAGTGCCAGTCACTTAGCAACACAGCAATCAATTAAAGCATACGTAGATACACAAGTAGCTACAGTTCCAGTAGGAGATATTACTTCAGTTGTAGCTGGTACAAACTTAACAGGTGGTGGAACATCAGGAGATGTTACATTAAATTTAGCTGACGCTTCTACGTCTGCCAAAGGTGCTGCATCATTTAGTTCCGATAACTTTGCTGCTAGTTCTGGAGCAATAACAATTAAAGATGCTGGTGTAGCCACAGCCGAATTACAAGATAATGCAGTTACGACTGCAAAAATTACTGATTCTAATGTGACGACAGCCAAGATAGCAGATTCTAATGTGACGCTTGCCAAAATGGCTGCAAACAGTATCGACAGTAATCAATATGTTGACGGTTCAATAGACACAGCCCACATTGCAAATGATCAAATTACGAATGCTTTAATGGCAGACGATGCTATAGACACAGCTCAGATTGCTGACAATGCTGTTTCATTAGCCAAAATGGCATCAGGTACAGATGGTAATATTATTTCTTATGACGCTTCAGGAAATCCAGTTGCAATAGCAACAGGTAGTGCTGGACAAGTTTTAACTTCAGCAGGAGCTGGGGCACAGCCATCTTTTCAAACACCTACGGTTGGAGATATTACTTCAGTTGTAGCAGGCGATGGTTTAACAGGTGGTGGAACATCAGGTGATGTAACTTTAAATGTTGGAGCAGGTACAGGTATTGATGTAGCTGCAGATGCAATTTCTGTAGACGTGTCTGACTTTATGACAAACGGATCTAACAACAGAGTTGTTACAGCAACTGGGACTGACGCACAAAATGCTGAAGCTAATATGACTTTTGATGGATCTACACTAACAGTAACTGGAGATATTGTTCCAGGAGCTAACGATAGTCATGATCTTGGAGCATCTGGAAATGTTTGGCAACATGTATATACTGGTGACTTACATTTAAGTAATGAAGCGAAAGCTGAAGGTAATGCTGTTGATGGTACAAAAGGTAATTGGACTATTCAAGAGGGTGAAGAACATTTATTTATTTTAAATAATAAAAATGGTAAAAAATATAGATTTAAACTAGAAGAGATGTAATGATTTTTAATTTTGACTCAAAACAATATGATAGTGAGAAGTTGTCTGAAAAAGGTAAGTTGTATTTACAAAAAATACAAAGCGTTGTTTCTAAAAAAAGTCAATTAAGTTTTGAATATAATGATTTAGAAATTATACAAAAACACTACTCTGATCTGCTTACTAAAGAATTACCATTACCAGAAAAGGTAGAAGAAAAAAAAGAGGCCTAACACATGGCTTTTGGAATAACCGCATATTCTGAAGCGGCCTTTGCATCAGAATCAAATGATGTATTTGCTTATCCACAAGGAAGTGTTCTTACAGGTTCAGTAGGAAACGCTGGAACACCAGGAACTGCTAATATAGATGTTACGGGTAGTCAAGCTACAATTACAAATGCAGGTGCTGTTGCAGGTTCTTCAGTGCAGTTTTCTGTGTCCGGTGTACAACTTACTTCATCCATTGGAGAAGAAACTATTGATATTGGTGTAACAATTTCAGGACAAGAATTATCTATAAGTAATAAAGAGTTCACACAAGATACCTTAACTGCTTTTGGTCAAGCACCTTTTTCCACATTAAGTCCTAGCACAATTGAAGTACCGATTGTAGATGTTGCCACAACAACTGGTGGAGATATTGGTGACTTTGGAATGACCGCAACTCTAGGATCTTTTTCAGTTTCAGCTAATGGAAATGTTTCAGTAGTTGTTACAGAGCATACAATGAACTCTTCTGTAGGAAGTGTTTCTGTGACTGGAATAGGTAATGTTTCAGTATCAGGAAATCAAATAACTTCTTCAATAGGTTCAGAATCAGCTTCTGCAAGTTTCACTGCTGAAGTAACAGGTTCTCAGTTAACAATGTCTATAGGGGAAGAAACTCCTGCAGGAAATGCTGATGCTTCTATAACCGGTATTCAATTAACAAGTTCTATAGGAACTGCAACACAAGCAACAGTTTACGATGTTACAGGAATACAGATGGCCTCATCTATTGGTTCGGTAACAATTACAGGTACTGCAGTTGTAATACCTACAGGAATACAGTTACAATCTAATACAGGAACTCCAAATGTTACACCATGGAATGAAATAGATTTAGGCGTTTCAAACGTTTGGACAGAGGTTGATAGAGCAGCATAAAAAGGATATAATAAATTATGGCATCAAGTTACACAGATTTAGGAGTAGAATTAATCACTACTGGTGAGAAAGCTGGTTTGTGGGGACAAATTACAAATACAAATCTTCAGATTATGGAACAGGAGTCTGGAGGATTTTTAGCCAAATCAATTGCTGGTGGTGCACAAACAACTGCTTTAGGTATTACTGATGGAGCAACAACAGGGTCTGATGCTAGAAATGCAATCATAGAACTTACAGGAACTATAACAGGAAATCAGATAGTTACTGTTCCAGATTCTATTGAAAAAAATTATGTTATATTTAATAATACTTCAGGAGCTCATACAGTTCAATTTAAAACAGTATCAGGAACTGGTCCAACATTTTCAACTACAAACAAATCAACAAAAATACTTTATTCAAATGGAACTAATATTATTGATGTTACTGCAAATTTAGGAGATTTAGCAGTAGGTTCTGTTACTGCTACAGGGCATGTTTTACCTGGAGCCAATGATACTTACGATTTAGGCGCTGTAGGAAATGTATGGAGACATGTATACACAGGAGATTTACACCTAAATAATGAGCATAAAACTGAAGGTAATATAGTAGACGGATCTAAAGGTAGTTGGACTTTACAGGAAGGCGCTAAAGATATATACTTGATTAATAATAAATCTAATGAAAAATTTAGATTGAAGCTAGAAAAAATTTAAAGGAGATACTATGGGTATTATTTCAAATGGAGATACAGTAATTGATAATGGTGCTATTTCAGCTAATGAAGTAGATACTACTCAAATTAATAATGATGCTGTAACTGCTGATAAAATAGCAAACACTGCAGTAACTGCAGGTTCTTACACAACAGCTGACATTACCGTTGACGCTCAAGGCAGAGTTACTGCCGCTTCATCTGGACAAGCTGGTGGTGGAAATATGATTTTTAGTTTTTATGCTACTAGTAGTGGTAACTATGCCTCTCCTGCTAATACAAACAAAGCACAAGTATATATACAAGGCGGAGGCGGAGGTGGTGCTGGTGCAAACCAACAAAGTGCGGCTGGACCGGGTGGAGCCGGAGGCTACGGAGTTTTTGGAATAGCTGTATCGCCTAGCACAACTTATCCTTACACGATTGGAAATGGTGGAAACGGTGGAAATGGATCCACTAACTCATCTAATCCAGGGAACCCCGGAAACGCAACTACTTTTCATACCTTAGCAACTTCAAACGGAGGTGGCGGAAGAGCTGCTGTACCTTACAGTAGTAGTGCAGGACCAGGTACTCCCGGTAACGTTCCAGGTGGTGTACCTTTTGGACCTATTGGATACCCAACTACTCCATCTCAAGGACAAAGAAATTTTTATGGTATTCCAGCTAGAGGTGAAGGTGGAAACGCTGGAGCTACTCCAAGAGGATCAGGTGGAACTGGTCAAGCTGGTGGTATATTTTTATTTGATAACAGTCACTCATAGGAAAAATTATGGCATATATTATAACTGCAGATGAAACAAAAACAAACGTATCAGGAATAGCAAGAGATGCATCTGCTAGAGATAACATGGAAATGTCAGCACCATGTGTTGCTCACGAAATAAGTGAGGCTGATTTTAATAATTTAAAAAATGGCACTAAAAGAGTAAGTGATCATGACGGCACTAATTTTGTTTATGTAGATATGATAACAGAATTTGAAGAGGAAAATGATTTAACTAATTATCTTGTTATAGTTAGTAACGCTATAAGTGAAATTATTAAAAAATATCCAGAACATCCAGACATGACAATTTGGACAACGTACAAAGATTTAATAGATAACTTCGATAAATCAACAATAACCTTTCCTTTAGCTACAAGTTGGGAAAAATATTGTGAAGACAATTCAATAAGTTACTTTAACTTACTAGAACTACCTTAATTTTACTTGATTGTTTAAAAGATATACTATATTCATTTTTAATGAATGAGAAAATAATTAGGTTTACTGCTCATAAAGATTATTTTAAACTTAACGAAGAATTACCAAAGGCAGTTAAATTAAATATACCTGATTGGTTTAAAAAACTAGAACATAGTACAGAAGCAAAAACTGTTAAAGGTTGTATTCCTTTTTTACAGACTTTAACTTATGGTTACGTTTTTAGTTTACCTCAAGATTTTATTTTAAAACATAACAGTTTTAGTAAAGACGAAATTAAAACTACTTTAATAGCTTCTATTGAAGAAGATTATGGTTACAATTTAAACGTAAGAGATAGGCCAGAACAACATAGCACAGAGCAAATAAAAGGATCTCCTTATAGTAAAAAAAATTCTAATTTATTTGTCAATAAAATTTTAAATCCTTGGATTATTAAAACGCCTCCAGGATACTCATGTCTTTTTGTTTCTCCGTTAAATAATTCAGATGATAGGTTTTCCATAATACCTGGAATTGTAGATACAGACACTTTTCCATTATACATTAATTTTCCATTTGTTGTAAACGGAGATAAGTATCCTGTTTTAGATACTGAATTAAAAAAAGGAACTCCTTATGTTCAGGTAATTCCTTTTAAAAGAGATTCATGGAAAATGAATATAAGTGAAATAGAAGAGAATAGTAAAAATAACTTTTGGCTAAAAAAAGGCAAATATTTTTTACAGCATTTACACAATTATAAAAATCTTTTTTGGAATAAAAAAACAACTTGGAAATAAGATGAAAATTAAAGCAGATATACTACCAGAAAATATTGAAAGCATTAAAAACAATAAAGTAACTTTTGTTAAAAATTTTGCTACTATAAAGAATATATATGACTTTAATTTATTGTTTTCTTTTTTAGAGAAATTAGACATACCAGTTAATCATAAAAAAAATAATTTTGAACCAGAAAAAGAAAAAGAATTTAATTTTTTAGAGAAAGTTTTTCAAATATCTAATGTACATTATTTTTTTCCAGATTTTCAATTTTTAAAAAGTTTTTTAGAACAAGTTTTTAAATACCCTAATCATCCTAGAGATGGCTGTGAACTTTTTTTTGGTTTAAAAAGTATGGCGGGAATAAGTCATGAAGACATAGAAGATGTTTTTATAATTGGTTTAGATGGTACTGTAGTGTATAAAGTATTTACAGAAGAAACAAAGCATTATGAAATTAATAAGGGAGACTTAATATATATACCAAAGGGTATTAGACATAAAGTAGTTGGGTTGTCACCAAGAATAACTCTTTCAGTAGGTTTTTATAATGAAAAATAAATTGTCCGATTATATTTGTATATACGATAATGTTTTTGGTAATAGAAAAAATGATATTTTAAATAGAGTAATAGCAAAAAATGTTTTTCCATTTAAGTCAGCTGCAGTTTTTGGAGAAAATTCTAATCAAGTAATAGATAAAAAAATTAGAGATACAGAAACATTTGCTTTAGATAATATTAATACAGAAAGTAATACTATAATTCATTACACAAATCTTTTTTGTTCTTGTTTACATCATTATGTACAAATATATGCTAAAGATACTGGAACTACTTTAGATTGTACAGTAACTGATATGCAAGTTTTAAAATATAAAGTTGGAGGTTTTTATAGACAACATATTGATTCAGGGCACTTCTCTCCTAGAACATTAAGTTTTATTTATTTGGTTAATGATAATTATGAAGGAGGGGAATTAATTATGGAGTTGCCAAAAATAAAAGAAACTATACCAATAGAAGTTAAAAAAGATAGGTTGATTGTTTGGCCTAGTAATTTTATGTATCCACATAAAGTAAATCCAGTAAAGAAAGGAATAAAGTATTCGGTAGTAGCATGGGCATTATAGGTAAAGATTTTAAATATATAAAAGTAGAAAATTTTATTGATGATAGTGTAATAAAAGTTTTAGAGACTTATACTAATATGAAACATAGATTTAATCTAAAACCTTTTTATCAAGAACATGAACAAAATAATTTTGAAACAGGTTTCTATTCAGACATGATGATGGAATCAATTATGTTAAATAAAAAATCTCATGTAGAAAAAATAACCGGTAAAGAATTACTTCCGACTTATTCTTATTGGAGACTGTATACAAATTTAGGAACCTTACCAAAACATAATGATAGAGAATCTTGTGAAATATCTGTATCATTTAACATATCGAATAAAGGAGAACCCTGGCCAATATACATGGATGGAAAACCTTGTTACACTAAACCAGGTGATGCTGTTGTATATTTAGGTGAAAAGGTTCGTCATGAAAGAAAAGAATTAAACGGAGATTACTGTACACAATGCTTTATACATTATGTAGACAAAAACGGTCCTTATACTGATTGGGCTATAGATAAAAGACCTTTCTATGGTTTAAACAGACAACAACATGCACAAGTGAAAATAAATAAATGAAATTTTTTCAAAAAGAAGATGGAAGTTGTGACATAGTTTTTTCTCAAGAGGAAATTAAAACCTTAAATGAAACAAAAAAAATATCTTTTACTGCAGAAGGATTAAGAATCTTTAGTAATGATTTAATGAGAATGATAGTAGAATTTAATAACAGGTTTGATGAAGAGGTCAAAAATAAAACTAATCAGGATTAAGAATGTATTCTTGTGAAAATAATTATCTAAATAATATAGAAAATAGAAGGCTGTTTAGTGTTTTAAAAAATAAGTTCCCTTGGTACTTATCAGAAAATGAAGGTTTCTTAAACCATATTATAGTCTTTGATAATAAAGTAGTAAGTACTTTCTATGATTTACTAGAACCTTTTCAAAAAAAAGTTAAGAAGAAAATAAACGAAGCTGTTTTTTATATGATACTAAACGATACTACTAATAAAAAAGTTATAGATGATTCAAAGAATATGTATAAAGAAAATGAATTTGTAAAACTTATATATCATATTGATAGCTCTGACGGGTACACTGAGATTTGTTCACAAGAGAAAATACCTCACACACAAAACAGATCAATTATAATAGATAATCAACTTAATACAGGTGAGTTTAACCCCATAAAATCAAGAGCAAGCCTTATACTCAAGCTACTATTCAAAAAATAGTTCGTATAAGGTATAATGCAATATGCCTTTAACAAATATACAAATAGCACCAGGCTTTAATAAACAAGTAACTGAAACAGGCGCAAAAGGTCAATGGACTGATGGCGATTTTGTTAGGTTTAGATATGGCCTTCCTGAAAAAATCGGTGGTTGGGAACAGATAACAGATAAAACATTGCTAGGGAAAGTTACAGAACAAATGATTTGGGCTGACCTAGATGGTAATAAATATGTAGCATTAGGGACAAACAGAACTTTAATTATTTATTATGAAGGTGCTTTTTACGATATTACTCCATTAGATACTGCAATTACCGGATGTACTTTTACTACGGTTAATACATCAGCTACAGTTACCGTAAATAAAGTAGGACATGGATTATCTGCAGGAGATTTATTTACTTTTACATCTGTAACTCCTCCAACAGGAGCAGGTTATACAGCAGCAAATTTTACTGACAATTCATTTGAAGTGGTTAGTGCACCAACCATAGACACTTTTACTATTACTATGGCATCTAACGCAGGAACATCTGTTGCTGCTAGTGGGTCTGCAACAGTCAATCCTTACATTAAACCAGGACCATTAACTCAAAGTTATGGTTATGGTTGGGGAACTTCTTCATGGGGAGGAGCTTCAGGATTAATAAATACCTTAAATGGTTTATTACAAGATGATACAGCAGGTACTGGAGGATCTGGAACCTCAGTTACTTTAACCTCTACTGCGGGTTTTCCTACAACTGGAACAATAAAAGTAGGTGCAGAATTTATTTCTTACACTGGAGTATCGAGCAATGATTTAACTGGAATTACTAGAGGAGCAGGTGGCACAAGATCTGCACACGCAAGTGGAGCTAGTGTAGAATATTATACATCATGGGGACAAGCATCTCTTTCTTCTTCAGTAACACTAGATCCAGCAACATGGTCTCTTGATCATTTTGGACAAAAACTAGTTTGTACTATTAAAAATGGTAAAATTTTTAATTGGGATCCTATTACAGTAACTCCTACAGCCTTACAAACAAGAGCTACAGTTATAACAAATGCACCTACAACTTCTGTTATGTCTATTATTTCGGAAAGAGACAGACATTTAATTCTTCTTGGAACTGAAACAACAGTTGGTGATGCATCAACACAAGATAAAATGTTTATAAGATTTTCAGATCAAGAAACATTAAATGATTTTCAACCTACTTCAGTAAATACTGCAGGTACTTTTAGGATTGATTCTGGAGTTAAAATAGTAGGTGCAGCAAAAGCTAAAGATTATATTTTAATTGTAACAGACACTTCTGCATATGTTATGCAGTTTGTTGGTCCTCCTTTTATTTTTTCTATAAGACAGGTTGGAAGTAATTGTGGATTAATTGGTCAACATGCAATTAAATATATCAATGGTAGAGTTTGGTGGATGGGACAAGCAGGTGGTTTTTTTGTATATGATGGTACAGTTAAATCTGTTCCATGTTTAGTTGAAGATTTTGTATTTACAAATAAAGGAGATAACTTAGGTATTAATTATAATGCAGGTGAAACAGTATATGCTGGTCTTAATCATTTGTATGAAGAGGTAATGTGGTTTTATCCTAAAGCAGGTTCTAATGAACCAGATAGAGTAGTGACTTACAATTATGGTGAGAACACTTGGGCAACAGGTTCTTTAGCTAGAACTTCTTGGCATGACTCAACTCTTTTTGATAATCCTTATGCTTCTGAATATGCTCCTACAGGATTACCTACTTTTCCTGTTATTCAAGGTGTAACAAATGCAAATGGTTCATCGACATATTACGCACATGAAATTGGAAACAATGAAGTAGACTCTTCAGGTAATAAAACAGTTATACCTGCTTTTATACAATCTGGAGATTTTGATTTAAGTGATGGTGATGTATTTATTAGTATGAAAAGATTTATACCTGATTTTAAATTACTTACAGGCAATGCACAGATTACTATTAACCTTAGAAACTATTCTAATGATACCTCTGCATCTTCTCCTTTAGGACCTTTTACAGTCACAACTTCCACAGACAAAGTAGATACGAGAGCTAGAGGGCGATCAGCTAGTCTAAAGATAGCTAATACAGCTACTGATGAAAGCTGGAGATATGGTACTTTTAGAGCAGATATACAACCTGATGGACGTAGATAATGGCTAAAGTAGATATAGTTATCCCTGAACCTTCTTCTACATATACAGAAGAAAATCAAAGACAAGTAACCCAGTCTTTACGAACGATGCAAGATAAGTTAAACACTTCTTACCAACAAGAATTAAAAAATGAACAAGATACATTTAATTACTTTTTATCATGACAATACAGTATAAAAACGCAGGAATTAATTTAGGTGATACGAGCACAACATCAGTGCTTACTTCTCCAACTTCAGCAAGATGTTTAATAAAACAAATTCAGGTAGATAACTCTTCAGCAAGTTCTGTTGATCTATCAGTGCAAGTTACAGATACTTCAGCTTCAACTACTTTTTCAATTTCTAGAAAAGCTATTGCAGCAAATACAGTAGAAAATATTATTACAGAAACTTTAGTTTTAGAAGAAGGAGATATTTTAAAAATGACAGCAGGAACAGGTGGGGAGATACAAGGGATAATTAGCTATGCTCAAATAGATAGATCACAAGAAAATGGCTAGAAAATTTAAAGATTTTGTTGAAAGAGATAAGCCTAGAAAAAGGCCTCGAAGACATTGTAAGAATCCTAACAAAAAAAAGAAGTTGCAAAATAATAAAAAATATAATAGACAAGGAAGGAGGCAAAAATGAGTGAACCAATTAAGATACCCGCAACAGCAACCGAAATTGTCAAGCATAAAAGAACAGGAAAAGTATATGCTGATAAAGCTGAGTTTGATGCTGATGTTGCTGACCCCAACACTGACACTACTGTGGATGATTTTAGGCAAGACCTTGAAATTAAAGTTACTAAGGTTTCTATGGGTGCGCAAACCAAAAAATAATAGTGAGTAGATTTTACCATTTAGGACCTTTATTATTTCATACTGAAGTAGAAGAAAAAGATCTTATTGAAGTAAATAAACTTTGTCATAAAAATGAAGATCTAAATAATAGAGAAAATTTAGCAGGACATATTGAAGATGAGTTTAAAATAGACTATAAAAAACTTGAATATATTTTAGATAAATACTTTGATGACTTTAAACATTATTTTTTAAATTTTTACGGAAATACTATAGATTTTTATATTAATGGTGCTTGGGTAAATTTTATGAAGGCAGGTGATTTTAATCCAATTCATACTCATAGCGGTACTTTATCTGCTGTATTGTTTGTGTCTATACCAGATGAAATAAAAAAAGAAAATATGAATTTTAAAGGTAACAAAAGAACAAGTAATATTTCTGGACCAGGAGACCTTAAATTTATTGCTTCAGCCCCTATAGAAAAATTTATTACAGAAAAAAGTTTTCTTCCAAAAAACGGAGACTTATTTATATTCCCATCTAATTTACCTCATTGTGTTTCACCTTTTAAATCAAAGGTTGAAAGAATTTCTATAGCATTTAATTTACAGGAGAAAATATAATGGAACCTAGAGGAGCCACTGAACTACAAATGGAAATGTTAAATAAACATGTTTCAAAAGAAATCTTAGATCAAGTACAGATATGTACATCTATACCTGGTAAAGTCCCAATAGACCCAAATAAATTAAATATTCTTTGGCAAAAAAATTCCTATGATCAACCTAATCTACAAGAGTTCTTTACTAATAAAGAAAGACATAAAGAATATGATTGGTATGTATTTAACAGTCATTGGAATTATGAAAAATTTAGAATGGTGTTTGATATACCAACTGAAAAATCTATAGTAATTAAAAATGGTATTGATAATTTTCCAATTAGAAAGATATACAAAAGGGGAGATCCTATTAAGTTGATACACCATTGTACTCCTTGGAGAGGTTTAAATGTTTTATTACGTGCTATGCAAGAAATTGAAAATCCAAATATAAAACTAGATGTATATAGTTCTTGTAAGGTTTATGGATCTGCGTTTGCAGATCATACTGAAAAAGACTTTGAGGCGTTGTATGAACAAGCTGAAAAATTACCTAATGTAAATTATATTGGTTATAAACCTAATGAATATATTAGAGAGATGATGCCTAACTACGATATGTTTGTTTATCCATCTATATTTGAGGAAACATCATGTGCATCAGCACTTGAAGCATTAGCTTCTGGTGTACATGTTATTACCAATAACTTTGGTGCATTATATGAAACATGTGCAGAGTGGCCAGTATATGTTAACTATTCAACAAACTACGAACAAATGGCTCAAGATACTGCAGGAGCAATTAATATAGCTGCTGGTTATTTACATGAAGACTACATTCAAGAACATTTGGAAGAACAACAAAAGTTCTATAAAAGATTTTACAACTGGCAGAAAAAAGGTATAGAGTGGACAAACTTTTTGAAAGGAGCTTTAAATGAAAGAAACAGTAAATGAAGATACGTATCAAACTTTAAAAGAGGTTGAGGTAACATCATACGAAAAAGCTTCTCTTCCTATGTGGAAACCGGCCACCGAAAAGAAAGAAAAAAAGATAGTTAAATCACCTTACAGCATTATGATTTGCACACCTTGTCATAGTGATGTAACTATGCATTACACACAAGCTCTTTTAGAATTACAACAACTTTGTATAAAAAACGGCATAAGAATTACATTTACTTTGTTAAAATCTTCTTTAGTAACTCAAGGAAGAAATTTATGTACTTCAGCTTTTTTAGAATCTAGTTGTACGCATATGGTGTTTATAGATTCAGATATATATTTTAGAGCAGAGTCTATTATAAAAATGTTAAATTTAGATAAAGAATTGATATCTATTCCCTATCCTCTTAAAACAATGATGTGGGATAAACTTTATAAAAAATGGGGTGAAGGTGAAGTAAAAAACCCTGAAGATATCCATAGATTTTTAAATACTTATCCAATGAAAGTACAAGATGCTAATAAAATAACTTTAGACAATGGGGTTATGGAAGTTACACACAGTCCTACAGGATGTATGATGATTAAAAGAAGTGTATTTGACAAAATGATAGACAAGTATCCAGATAAAAACATAGTACAAAAGACAATAATAAATGGTGAGTATGTAGATAGACCTAATTTATGGAACTTTTTTGATTGTATACATGACCCTGATACTAAGACTTATATGGGTGAAGACTTCTCCTTCTGTAAGCTTTGGAAGGACATTGGAGGTAAGTGTTATGCTTATGTTAATGACCCTATTATACATGTTGGAGAACACCAATATGAAGGTCGCTTTCTTGATGAGTTGAAACTAGCCAAGTAAAATGATATTATTATCCATATTTAAAAGAATAAATTATGGATCCATTTACACTAGCACTAGCCACATTTGGCGTACAAAAACTTCGAGGAAAATCAACTAAAAGATCTTTAAGAGATGCTTTAATGATTGGTGGAGCTGGCCAATTAGGTGGTATGGCAGGTGTTGGTGGGTTACAAGCATTTGGATCAGCTCCTGGAGCTATTCAAGGTATAGGACAAACTGCAGTAGGTAGAGGAGTAACAAGTTTATTTCCACAATTTGCAGGACAAAACGCAGCAACAAATGCAGCACAAATTGCAAGTGCTGGAGGAGATCCTGGAAATGCAATGGGTATGGTTGGTGATAAAGGAAGTATTTTCTCTCAGCTTATTCCTAAAACTACTGGAGGTAAAATTGCACTAGGTTCAGCAATTCTTCCTTTGCTAGATTCGGGCGAAGAAATGTCAAACGAAAAACCAGGGTATAATAAAAATTTACAAAAACTTTACGAAAGTGGTTACGCAGGTGGACCTACAGGTTTTATGAGAAGAAAATATAATGAAGATGGAACATACACGGACACTCCACTAGAAGATAAAGATACTTATCAATCAGTAGAAGCAATATTAGACGAAGAACAACAACCTGAAGGATTAAAAGCAGGTGGTATTGCTAACGTTGCAAAATTTAATACAGGTGGACAAGCACTACCTTCTAAATTTAGTCATGATGAAAAAGATTACAACAACTACGTAAGAGCTCATGGTTTTGTTGAAGACGGAGCAGGTATGGGTAATGATAACGAAGATACAATGTTAGCTCAATTAGCTGATGGTGAATTTGTTTCTAGATCTGCCGCTGTAAGAGGAGCTGGTATTATTGCAGGAGCAAATATTTCAGACAAAGAAGATCAAAGAAAAAAAGGTGCTGAGTTTTTTTACGAACAACAAAAACGTTTTAAAAGAATTATGGATATTTTAGATGCAAGTAGAAAAGACAATTAAATCTAATGTAGAAGTACTTACTATTAAGCCATCAGAGGTAGACACTTTTTGGCCTTTAGTAGAGTTTCTTATTGCAGAAGCATTAAAGTTTAGTGGTCAATACGCTGACGCTAAACATATTAAAAAACTATTAAAACAAAACGTAATGCATTTATGGGTTATGTTTGGAACAGATGATGATGGAGAAAACAAAGTATTTGGTTGTTGCACTAGTAGATTTTTTGACAATCCTAATTTTAAAGAACTACAAGGATTAATATGTACAGGTAAAAAAATGCATTTATGGTCTGACAAATTAGTAGAGACATTAGAAGAATTTGCTAAAGTAAATAATTGCAAAAGAGTAACAGCACTAATGAGACCTGGATATAAAAAAGTTATGGATAAATATGATTGGAAAGTTAAACACTACGAATTTCAAAAGGAGTTAAGTAAATGAGTATATTTGGAGGAGGTGGAGGTGGTTCATCAGGACCCTCAACTACTACACAATACATAAGAGAAGCACCTGGTATAGAAGAAAGAAAACTTGGTTTAATGGATGTGGCAGCAAGTCTTGCTAAAACACCAACTAATATTCCTACTATGCAAGTAGCAGGTTTAGGTAATCTAGAACAACAAGGTATAACAGCATCTGGAGTCACAGGTGTTGGTCAACCAACTGTTGGTTCTGCAGTATCTGGAGTACAAGGAGCAATGGCTCCGATAGGTGCTCAACAAATTAGTCAATATTTAAATCCTTATCAATCATATGTAACTGGTGAAATTGCTAAACAAGGACAAATGATGCAAAATCAATTAGGAGCTCAAGCAGTTAATGCAGGAGCTTTTGGTGGTGGTAGAGAAGGTGTTCAACAAGCAGAATTACAAAAAGGAACTTTAGAAGCAATGGGTCAAGCACAGGCACAAGGTTTTCAAACTGCATTAGGTGCAGCTCAACAACAGCAACAAGTAGGATTACAAGGTGGTCAATTATTAGGTCAGCTAGGTTCACAACAACAAGCAATGGCTCAAGGCGATATAAATCAATTAATGGCTGCAGGTGGCTTACAAAGACAGTTAGCACAACAAGCATTAGATGCACAAAGGCAAACAGCATTACAAAGAGAGTACGAGCCTTATCAAAGAGCAGAGTTTTTAAAAAATATTTATGCTGCAGGACCTACATCTCAGTCTTCATTAACACAGACCACAACACCAGGTGGTGGAAATCCTTTAGCACAAGCTGCAGGAGCTGGACTTGGAGCTTATGCCACATATTCACTATTAAATAAAAATCAAGCACCAGCTAAGGTTTAAGTCTAATGGATAAAACATTAAACAGACCTCTATTTAAAAAAAGAGCACAAGAGATTCATCAACAGGTAAACCCTAAACAAGTACCTAAATTTTTTCTTGGTGGAATAATGCAAGCAGGTAATATGATTAGAGCAGGTGCTATGCCCGCTTATAGATATTTATCTAATAAAGCTGGTCAAGCTTTTGCTAATCCTACAGTAAGAACTGGTTTAACAGGATTAGAAGCAGGATATGCTGGACAGGGAATAAATGAAATGGCTCAAGGGTTATCAGAAGGAAACATGTCTCAAACTGCTATGGGTGCTTCTATGGCTATACCTGGAATGGCTTTTTTACCTAAAACAGCTGCAGGATCTGGAATAAAAGCTCTTAGAGAAAGTGGTGAATATGCTATGGATAGAACTACTGATTTAGCAAAACTTCTTTACAGAAATCCTGGAAAAACAGCTATAGGTAGTGTAGCAGGTACAGCTGGTTTTGGAATGATGGATGATGAAGCGGTTGCTCAAATAAAACCTGAAGAAATGTCTAACGAAGATTATGCAAAAAGTATTGAAGACAGATTAATTTATTCAAAAAAACCTGAGTATAAACCTGATCCCAAAAAGAAAGTTACAGAAAATTTAAAAGAATATAAAGAACGTACAAAAGACTTTGTTCCACAAGCTATTGGTATTGAAAATCCATTAACACAAGGGGAAGAAGAATTAAACGCAAAGTTAAGAACTTTAAATAAGGTAAATGAAGTTGCAAATAAATTAGGTGTAGATCCTATTGAAGCAACTGATGAACAATTAAAACAAATATCTATTGAGTCTAATGTGGATCTAAGCACTTTAAAAAATATGGTTGGACAAAAAGATGAAGGAGCAGTAATTGCAGATAACATGCCTGCACCTAACAATGATGGTGTTCCTGTACTAACAGGTAACGAAAGTCAAGAAGAAATTCAACATTTAATAGATAAAAGAAAAAGAGACGTTGCAGCAGGTAACGAGCTAGCAGGTACTAATGCTTTATCAGGTCAATTCTTACAATTTAAAAATCAAATAAACAAAATGACTGGTACCGATAATTCTAATTTAAATAATTTATTAATGATGAGAGCAGCAGGCCAAATGTTATCAGGCAAATCTCCTGAAAAAGGAATAAAAGGATTCTTAGATATTACAGGTCAGACTTTAGCTTCTAGTGCTGATGCTATGATTGGTCTTAAATTAAAACAACAAGATTCAGATATGAAGTTAGCTCAGGCTTTCTTAAAAATGAAATCAGATAAAGCTAAAGGTGCAGGAATGTTAACGGGTGGAGATAAAACAGTTAAAGTAAGTGACCCAAGTGTACCGGGTGGTTTTAGAAATGTCAGAGTAGCTTTAGGTAAAGACAATAAATACTATCAAAGAGTTATGAATGCTGATGGATCACAAGGTTTTGTACCTGCTAATTTCACAGGAACTGATGTAGATTACGATAAAGATTTAATTAGAGATTCTTTAAAAGGTTTAAATGAAAACAGACGTGGTGGTAAAATGATTGAATTTGTAATTAAAAATGCAGAAAAAGGAGGAACTAAAGCTGCTATAGGTTTATTAGCTGAGGATGCTTTAGGAACTTTTGATTTCTTTGCAGGTGGTAACATAGGAGGAGATACCTCTGTTATTGATGATGAAATTAGAATGGAAATGAGTAAGACTGAAGGAAGACAAATATTTGGTGATGAAGGTTCTGGTTCTCTTTTTGCTGTAGGTAAAAAAGAATCTGACAATATGCTTAATAGATTTGATTCAGACTTACAAGATGCTAGAGAAAACGGAGCAGAAAGAGTTGAAAAAGCATTAAGAAAAGCTGGAGTTATTGGTGAAAACTTTAGACCATCGGAAGATGATCTAAGAACTTATACTAAACTAGCTTTAATTGAACAACGTATGAAATATATTGTTGCAAATGCTAACAAAGATAAAGATAGGTTGACACAAAAAGACATTAATAATGCTGCACAACGTACACAAATTATTAAATACATTGCTTCACCTAGAACTATTAGATTAAACTATGAACAATTAAGAAACGAGTTTACTGAAAAAGCTGGTGATTATTTATCTGATTATAAATATGGTGGAGGAGATGAACAATTTATTCAAGAAAACTTAATGGATATACCTGGTGTTGCTTTACAATATAAAATAAAAGAAAAAGATTTTATGCAAAAACAGAATGTTGCTAATAAAAAATCTAGACAAGATATATTAAACACAATACCAATTGGAGGTTAATAGTGCCTACTATTAAAGAATTACAAACTGCTATTAACGAAAAAAACTTAGATACTAGAAAGTTAAACTCAGAACAGATGCAAGCTCTTGATGCTGCTTTTGATAGTGGTGAGCTTACAGGTTACGATAGTATTCAAGATTACGATAGACTAATTAATTTAGGTGCAAAGAGTGTAGCTATTGGTAAAGAACAAAAATTAGAACCATTAAAAACATCAACAGGAATAGAAAGAGGGGAACTTGTATTTGCAGGAGCTGCTTCTATGTCTATGATTCCTTACTATATGAACAGAGACCAACTAATGAAAGCTTTTGTGCAAAGCGGATTTAAGGATAGGTTTGGTGTAGATATGCGTAACGCAGAGATGTTTGGCATGTATCAAAAAAGATTTACAGCTTTAAGTGATCAAGTAAAAAAACTACCTAAGATAAGAGGAAGAGCAGGACTGCCTGTAAGAATGTTAGGAAGTCTAGCAGGTATGGCAGACAACACTATAGATTTTTTTAAAAAATTAAAAAGATATGGTGCAACACCAGCATTATCTACAGAAGCGCAATCTAATTTGTTGGGTGCAGCGGGAGCACTAGGTGGAAACACTCTTTATGAAATAGGTAATTTAGGTTCTGATTATGTAGGAGCTACTTCTCAAGACTTAGCTAACCTTACTGATAATGATATTAGAAAACTACCTTTTGCACAAAGAGCTTTGTACAATGGTTTAAATGAAGCTTATAACGATCTGCTTTGGGCAGGTGGTGCTATGTCTTTAATACCTTTAGTTAGATTTGCTGGAAGAGAAACCGTAAAACAATCGTTAGGTTTAAATTCTGCTCAATCTAAAGAAATCGCACAATCCTTTGAAAAGTTAGGTCTTAAACCTACAGTTGCTGCTTTAATACCAGGTAACAATGCCTTTCAAAACTTTTTTAAAAAATTCTTTTCTACTATTGGTGTGTATCCTCTTGTTAGTGGTCCATTAGTAAAATTTAATAAAGATGTAAATACTAAACTTACACAAGAAGAATTTTTAAATACTGTAGATAATTTAAACATGGCACCTGGAAGTAATCAAAGTATTATGAACTACGCAGGTATTAATGAAATTAAAAAAGAATGGAAGAATGTTTGGAAAACAGTAGACACTGAATATGGAAAAGTTAGAAAACATTGGGAAGATATAGGTAATCCTAAAATGATTCCAACAGCAACTATCAAACAAGAAACAGAAAGATTACTTACTCAAATGAAAAATGAGTATCCTAGCACTTATTCTTATAGTGGTGCTTTTGATAACATGCAGAAAGGTGCAAGAGATTTAACACCAGCTGATGATCCTTTAGTGCAATATACACAATTTCTTAATGACATAACAAGAAACAGTGATTACATTAGAATGAGTGATTGGACTGGATTATCTAGAATGCAAACTGCAGCATACACAGGAACTAAATTTAAAAATGTTAAACCTCAAATATTAGTTATTAGAAATGCTATGGAAAAAGATTTAAATAGTATGGGAGAAGCAACCGTTAGAACTAATTTAAAAGATAAGATATTTAAAGATGAATATAAAAATATATTAGATAGTGAAGGACCACAAGCAGCAGAAGCTTTTATAGATCAACAAATAAGAGTAGCTAATTCTGGTTTCAATCAATTAAAAGAAGCTAATGCTTATTACTCATTAGTTCTTAGACCTTTTAGTACAAACAAAGTTGCAAGACAATTAGCTTCTGCAGATGCTAAAATATTTGCAGACAAAGGTATTGAAATGCAGGGTAATGCGGGCATATATCCAGATCAAGTATTTGATAAAGTCATAAGAAGAGTTTTAAGTGACAATAGTCCTGAAGGTGTTAGACAATTAAAACAAGTATTAGGGGTTACAAAATCCAGTTATGATGTTTTAGGTAAAGATGGTCAAGTAAAAAGAACTATTAAAATTCCTAAAAGCAAAGAATCTCAAGAAATGTATGACAGATATGTTAGAACTTGGTTATGGGATTCATGGAATGAATCTACACAATTTCCATTAAGAGATCATAGATCTCTATCTGCTCAAGCTATTGCTGCTCAAGCCGCTAAAAAAGGTTTTGTTAACAAAAGAATATTTGCTTTAGATGATGCAACAGAACAAAGAGTTAGAGCTAAAACAAAAGTAAATGAAACTTTAGATGTTACTGAAATAGATGGAAGAGTATTTACTCAAGGTGACGGCATGGCTAATTTAAATGATGGTATGATAAGAGACCATAATTTTGGTGAATTAAATATAGAAAAATTTGTTAAGAATATAGGATATGATACTCCACAAGGGAGAGATGCTATTAGAGAAATTTTTGGTGGTGGAAAAGAAGGAGACAAAGCATTGAAAAGAATTGGAGATATAATTAATGTAAAAAGATCTTTAGATACTGTTGATTTCACAGATCCTTCTAAGTTTGTACAAAGATCTATTACATTAAGAGCTGGTTCTTCTGGTGGTATAATGGCTGGAGCTACAAGTGCTGCATTTGGTTTTGGTAACACTCTGAAATTAATTATAGGAGCTAGAATTTTTGGTAATCTTATTACTAATCCTGCTGTAGGTGAAAATTTTATGGAGTTAAATAAAGCAATGAGATTTATGTCTGATGATCCTAAAATATATACATTATCTCCACAATTATCTCCTAGAGTAGCTACAACATTTACTAGATTTATAAATAGTGTAATGGAAGCAGAAGGAGATGATTTTAGAGTTGATCCAGAAAAAATAGATTTTAAAGAAATACAAGATAAAATAAGAAGTTTAGATCCTAATATACCTTTATCAGTAAGCTATGACTTTGGTTCTATGCCTAAATTTTCTAGAGATAGAATATATCCTGAGTTTGATATGATGAAAAAAATGTCAGCATCTACACAAAGAGCAGGTGAAGAGTTTTTACAAGGAGCTAATGTAATGGCACTTCAAGAACAAAAGTTTGAAGAGATGGCTGAAGGTAAAGAAATGTTACCGCAGAGTACACAACCACAGAACATGGGTGTACCTCCTACAAATACTCAACCACAAGCGATGACACCACCACCGCCACAGAACACCGGCCAACAACAAGCGCAACAATACGCAACATTGTTTCCACAAGATACATTGGGCCAAGCAGTAGCTACTAGACAATTAAAAGAAGGTGGTTTTGTAGAAGATATCTACAAGCAAGTAGACGAGGTGTTAAATGGCTAAAAAAACCACAGCTTTACAAAAGATAGAAAGTCACGAGAAGCTGTGTCGTATCATGCAAAAACAAACATTTGAACAAATAAAAGAGATGCAAGAAAGAATAAAAAGAATAGAGTACTGGATTGTTGGTGGTATGGGAGCTGTTCTTTTAGCTTTACTTTTAAATATGATGAAGTAATAGTATGGAATGAATACAGAACCTGTGGTACACAGTTTGTTTGGAGTCCATGTTTACGCAACTAAATTAAATAGAGAATTTAATTCTGAAGAAATCAAAGAAATAAATGAACATCAAAACAAAAGTGTTAAAAATGTTTCTAACTTTAGTACTATAAATACTTATATTTTAAACGAACCAGTATTTTCAAATTTAAAAAATGATTTACATATTGTAGTTAAAGACTATTTTGATAAAATTATTAGACCAAAAGAAGAAACAATTACACCATACATTACTCAATCTTGGTTAAATTATACTAGAGAAAAAGAATATCATCATATGCATTCGCATTCAAACTCTATATTGTCTGGTGTTTTATATATAAAATCTGATCCAGAAAACGATATGATAGATTTTTATGATCCAATTGAAAATCAATTTGAAATACCTACTAAAGAATTTACACAATATAATTCTAAAAAATGGTCTTTTAAAGTATCTGAAAAAGATATACTATTATTTCCATCTAACACAAAACATTCTGTTCAGATTAAAAATAAAAATAATTTGAGAATAAGTTTAGCTTTTAATGTTTTTGTTAAAGGTAAAATGGGTAACAATTTTGATCTTACGGAGTTGATAATATGAAATTTATAGAAAACGACAATAATTTTTATTTAGAAGAATTTGAATTAATAAAAAAATATCCTTATAAAAAATACTCAAGAGCATCAGATCCTGAAACAGGTAAGCGTATGTATTCTGTAGATGGGAAAAAACTACCTAGTGTAACTACAATATTAGGTGCAACAAAAGATCAAGAATCTATAGATGCCTTAGCTAGGTGGAAAGAAAAAGTTGGTGAAGAAGGTGCAGAAAGAATAAAAAACGAAGCGTCTGCTAGAGGAACTGAAATGCATTTAGTTATAGAAAAATATATTGAAGGAGAAGGTTATCTAAACCTTACAGAAAAAGGAAACAGAGCTAGAAAAATGGCTCATACTATTTTAAAAAACTTAGATCCATTATCACAAGTTTGGGGTAATGAAATAAGTTTAGCCTATCCAGAAAAATATGCGGGAGCTACAGACTGCGTGGGGGTCATGAATGATAAGCCCACTATCTTTGATTGGAAACAAACTAATAAACCCAAGAGGAGAGAGTGGAGCGCAGTCCAAGATTACTTCACACAGTTAGCTGCTTACAGTTTAGCACATGAATCTATGTATGGAGAAATAGAACAGGCTAAGATATGTATGTGTTCTAAAGATTTTAATTATCAAGAGTTCACTATTGAAGGTCAGGAACTAAAAGACTACCAAGGTAAGTGGTGGGAAAGATATGATAAATATTTAGAAACTATAAAATAGTTTTTATGTTTTTTATTGAAGATAAAGATTTTTTAAATGATACTCAAAAAAAATATATAGATGAGTTATTATTATATGAAAACATGTCTTTTAAGTTAGCAACTCAAGCTGCAGAAGTTGGAGATAACGGGTTTCATTTTATTAATCATATATTAAAACTTGAAGAAAAAGAAAAAAATACTTTAAAACAACATGAAGAATTAATTAATATCTTTAGATTTTTTTTACAAAAAAATAAAATAGAATTAAATAATCTTTTTAGAGTTGCTATTAATATAACTTTTAATAATGGATTTGTTTACAAATGTCCTATACACACTGACCATGATTTTGAATACAAGCAAGTTATACTTTATTTAAACGATGCTGTTGGAGATACAATTATTTGTAATAAAAATAAAGAACCAGTTATAATATCAAAACCAGAAAAGTATAAAGCTATTGTTTTTGATAAACAACCTCACTATCATTACTTTCCTAATTATGGGTTACGAGCTATAGCTGTATTTACATTTAATTAAGCCATTCTTTAAACTCATCACCTAAAGTTTTAATAGCTAGTTTATTTTTATTAGATAGAGAAGAAATAATTCTTTCATCAATCGTACCTTTGCATATTAAATCTGTATATAACACTCTATGTTTTAATCCTGATCTATGTGCTCTATCTTCTGATTGTCTTCTATGTTCAAAGTTAAAACTATTAGAAAAATAAATAATATTTTTAGCCTCTGTAAGAGTAAGACCAAAACCACCTGTTGCAGGATTACCTACAAAGAATCTACAAGTATCATCTTCTTGAAACTTTTTTACTGCTTCAGCACGTTTAAGAGTATCTACAGCTCCATAGTTAGATACAACAGAATACACTCCATACTTTTCCTGTAAAAATTTTATTATAGATTCTATATTATATATGTAGTTGGCCCATATAATTACCTTACCTTCTGATTCTTCTATAATATCTGATAGTGCATGTAGTTTAGGATTCTTAAATTCTTTAAGTTCTCCATCATTTGTTTTGACAAAACCATTACAGACCTGGTGTAATTTTATTATCTCAGTTAGTTTATTATTATATGACACAGCTTCATCTTCTATAATAGCTATTGCAGCTATTCTTAATCTTTCATAAAAATCTTTCTGTTCATCATTCATATCTATATATCGTTTAGAGTATAGTTTAGGTGGTAGATCTAGACATTCATCTTTAGTTACTCTGTAAGAGAACTTACTTAATTTATCTTCTAATTCATCAAGATGTACATAGTATTTAGGTATCTCTGTGTATTTACCATTACCAAGATCTAATCTGTGAGTTACACAATATCTGTTTCTAAAAGTAAAATAAGAAGAAAATCCTAGATGTGTACCATCTAAAAAATTACATTGTGTATATAAATCTAACGGTGATTTAGTTACTGGTGAACCTGTAAGTATTCTTTTGTATTTAGAATAATCAGATAATTTTAAAACGTTTCTAGTACGAATAGCTTTGTGATTTTTGATTGTAGTAGACTCATCTATGATAGTAAGGTTTTCTTTGTGGTTGTATAAAAATTCTGTTGCACCTTTTATACCTCTACTAGTAGAAAGTGCTTCTATGTTCATACAAAATATTTTTAATTTACCTTTAGGATCTAATGATTTTTTTAATTGTTTAGGTTTATCTATGTTCCAAGAGTATATTTCATAGTCAACATCTGGAGACATGTGTTTATTTATTTCATCAAAAGCCCATACAGTATATACTGATTTTGGTGCTAGTATTAATACTCCGGTAATATTTTTATTAATTCTTAAAAGGCCTATATTATCTACAGCAACTTTTGTTTTGCCTGTACCCATTTCCATAAAAAAAGCGTATGTGGGTTTATCCCATGCTTTAATAAGGCAAGTTTTCTGGTGTTCGTATGGTTGTGTTTTAAAGTTAAACAAGTTCAACATAATGATTGACAATATATTTGATTTAGGTATAAAGTCAACTTATTAAAAAGGAGGTCATATTTATGAACCTAGAACAACTAACAAAGATAAATATAAAAACTAACGAAGTAACAGAAATATCAGAGGCTTGTAAAAAGCTAACTTCCCAAAATAAAACAGTCGAAGAAACAAAAGATCTTCTTAAAGAACAAGAAGAAGAAGCTAGACGTTTATCTGAAGAAGTGATACCTACTCTAATGCAACAAGCAGGAGTCTCATCAATAACACTTGATGATGGTACTTCGGTTCAAGTTTCACCTTACTACTATGCGAAGATCCAAGAGGCAAATAAAGACGAAGCCTTCCGATGGTTGCGTGAGAACAACCACGGGGATTTGATAAAAAATAATTTATCAGTTTCGTTTGGTAAGGGGGAAGATGCTGATGCAGTGAAACTAAAAGAATCACTGGAGAAGCAAGGTCTTGTCGTAGACCAAAAACAGGACGTTCATTGGCAAACTCTTCGAGGATTTGTAAAAGAACAAATTGAGAAGAATAAAACTATACCATCTGAAACTTTTGGATTGTATATTGCTAACCGAACTAAAATAAAAACTAACAACTAACAACTAAAGAGGTAACAAATGGCACAAGAAAAAGCCAACGCAGTTGCAACTAAGGCAACAGCACAAGCACCTATGGTTTCAAACATGGAACAGTTCGCAGGTGCAGGAGCGGAGAACATCACGTCAAAAGATGTGTCACTTCCGTTCTTAAAAATACTTACTAATAATTCTCCTCACGTCACTCAAGGTGATGCGAAGTTTATTAGTGAGGCAAGACCAGGTATGGTTATTAATTCTGTTTTAAATAAGCTCTATGATGGGCAAACAGGATTTAAAGCTATTCCTTGTTTCTTTAAATTCGAATATGTTGAATGGGCTGATAGGGGTACACAGAATTCTGTTGCACCTGTTAATTCATATCCTGCTGATTCGGATATAATGACTAAAACAACTAGGGGTGACGATCGGAAAGATAGATTACCAAATGGTAATTATATCGAGCCAACTCACTATCATTATGTTTTGATGGTAGATGAGAATGATATGGCAACCGATACTGCTGTCATAGTTATGAAAGCTACTCAGGCTAAAAAGTCTAAGAAGTGGAATTCTATGATGCTCTCTCAAAGGAGAAAAGGCAGTAAAGGTATGTTCCAACCACCTACATGGTCTCAAATTTATACTTTGAGAACTGTGTTAGAAAAGAACTCTTTGGGTTCTTGGTTTGGTTGGGAAGTTGACCATAACAAAGACATTCCTAATGATGCACTCATGAATGCTGCGATGGCATTTTATGATACGTGTAAAAAAGGTAATGCCAAGGTCAACCTTACCGAGGAACAACAAGCACAAACTGGCACAGCACCATTTTAATGAGTTCACTAAATTTTTTTAGTAAACTTTTTGGTGGCTTAACGTCAGCATATGGTACTTACGAGCTCTCCGGAGCTCGTAGGTCCGATGGTAAAGCTGAAGGTAGAGCATTAACAAAAAAAGCAGAAGTCACTTTAGAACTATTTGCTAAACATCTTAAAGGAGAATTGTCTTTAGGTATCGTGCCTATTATGAAAGACAACAACTGCAAATGGGGTTGTATAGATGTTGATGAGTATGATGGATTTAATCCACTTCATGTAATCAAAAAAATTAGAGATTTAAAACTACCACTCTTTCCTTACAGATCAAAGTCTGGAGGACTACATATATTTTTACATATCAATGGTGTGATACCAGCAACTGATATGATCGATAAACTTACTAAGTTAGCTAGTAGATTAGGTTTAGCTGATTGTGAAATATTTCCTAAACAAAGAACAATAAATGTTGAGTTAGGTACAATAGGTAATTGGTTAAACTTACCATATCAAAATGCTCACTTGACTACACGTCATGCAATAGACGACACCGGCCAATCAATACCCATAGAAAAACTAGAAGAGGCAGTGCAACCTTTTTTAATTACACCAGAAGATTTTTATAAAATAGAATTAGATGAGTTGAATGATGATGACAAAGAGTTTGCTGATTATCCACCTTGTGTACAGAATTTTGTTAAGCATGCAGTTAAGCCAGGGGATGGTAGAAACGAGGCATTATTTAATGTTGGTGTTTGTATGCTTAAAAAACACGGTAAGGATGGCGCTTGGGAAGATGAATTAGGTGACATAAATAAATCATGGGGTGATGATAGAATAGATCCAAAAGAATTAAAGATAACTGTTATTAAAAGTTTAAGTGGAGACAAAGATTATAATTACAAATGCAGTTCTCCTATTGCTAAAAAATACTGTGATCAAGCTGCATGTGTAAAAAGAAAACTTGGTATTGGTAAAAAAGATTACAACTTTCATGTAGATTCTTTTCAAAAGATAAGCACTAAACCACCTAAATATATTCTAACTATAGATAAGAAACCTGTAAGACTAACGGGTCAACAACTTTGTCAGCAACAATTATTAAAAACAGAACTATTTGATTGTGATATTGTATGGAAAACTATGAAGACAGAAGAGTTTGGCTTATGGTTAAACTATCTTAAATCTATTCAAACTGCTGTAGAAGGTTATGACTTTACTGATGATGATAAAGATGAATTTGATTATCTATTTAGAAACTTTATAGATGATAGTCAGCTTGCGGATGATATTACACAGACACAAACAGATTATGTTCATGAAGAAGATGGTCATTTGTTTTTTAGAGCAGAACTATTTAAAAAATTTTTAAAGAAAGACGGAAACAACTTAAAACCTTTTGAAGTAAAAGAATTATTAATTGACAATGGAGCGGAGTACATAAGACAACATAAAGAATACAAAGGTCGATTGTGGAAGATACCTAAACCAACTAAGATTGATGTTAAAGAACGTAACGTCAGCTTCAACCAACAGAGTGCACCTTTTGACCCAGATTCACAATAAAACATTTAAGATATTTGGTCCTCCAGGTACAGGAAAGACTACTAGATTAATTAAAATAGTAGAAAAACATTTAAGGTTAGGTGTGAAACCACATGAAATGGTTTATGTTTCCTTTACAAATAAAGCTATTGATGAAGCTGTAGATAGAGTATTGAAAAAGTTTAAACAATATAATGAAGATGATTTTAATAATTTTAGAACTATACATTCTTTCTGCAAAAAAGAATTGTCATCATTACCTGTACTTGATCCTAGAGTAGACATGTTAAAATTTCACACTGATTGGGGAACTATTAGTGCTAACTTTACAGAAGAAGATGCTAACCACAAAGTATTTAATAATTGGTCCTTGAGAGTATATGATAAGGCTAGAAATATGTTGGTAGATCCTATCTCTTTATACAAAGCAGAACCAATTAAAAAAGTAAGATTACAACAATTTACCGATATAATAAGAAATTATATAAAATTTAAAAAAGATAATAAAATGGATTTTACTGATATGGTAGAGAAGTATGTAGAGGAAGTTAGTCCACCATCTTATAAAGTGTTTATAGTAGATGAAGCTCAAGATCTAACACCACTGCAATGGCAGTTTGTAGATAAGGTTGCAGCTCAAGCTAATAGAATTTATTTAGCTGGGGATGATGACCAGGCTATTTATGAATGGAACGGTGCTAGAGTTAGAAGTTTTTTAGACTTTGCAGGTAAAATATTTATATTAAATAAATCATACAGATTAAATGAAACTATACTTAACTTCTCTAAAGAAATACTTAAATTTATACCTGAAAGGCAACACAAAGAATTTACCTCAACTAATAAATCAGAAGGTTTTATTAAGACCTACAGTAGATTTAACGAGGTTCCTTTTGATTCTTTAGAAGGGACTTGGTTTGTGTTAGGCAGAGTTGGAGATAATGTCGATGAGCTAAAAGAATATGCTAGGCAAAAAGGCTTATACTTCCAAGATATGCGAGGAAATAAATCGTTCAATATAAACAAATGGAATGCCATAAATCATTGGTTAGCTTTACAAAAAGGTGAGAGCATAACTAAAGAACAGGTAGGGGTTTTGTATGATTTTATTGATCAAATTAAAAAAGGATGGAGAAAAATTGACAACAAAGCCTGGTCAAATATTCACCCTAATCAACCTTTAGATCTAGAGTTCTTAAAAAAGAATTGTGGGTTAGAAACTACCGAGAGCGACTGGTGGAAAGTCTTAAACAGAAAATTTACTGTGCGAGACTTGGATTATTTTGAAAGTATGTTAAAAAGGAATATTCAATTTAATGAAAAAGCAAAAATAATAATTGACACAATCCACTCAGTTAAAGGTGGGGAGGCAGACAACGTACTAATATATGAAAAAGCTAATTGGCCATCTAATTTTTCAACCAAGAACTTCAAAGACAAGATGGCTGAAGCGAGGGTTTGGTATACTGGTATTACACGGTCTAAGACATCCCTACATATACTCTCTACTAACCATACATATTTTTTTCCTTTGGGGCGTCTTGCATCTAATTTCAACCGGAGAACTATAAATGAGTAGCAAAGATATGTTTGACGAAGCTTTTCCAGATGGGAAGCAGGTCGGCGGGAATCATTATAAAAAATTTATTATTCAACCATGGACTTTTATTAGAAAAAATGGCTTGAATCCTTTTCAAGCAAATGTAATAAAGTATGTTTGTAGATACTTAACTAAGGGTAAAACAATTGAAGATCTTAATAAAATAAAACATTATTGTGATCTAGAAATACAACACTTAAAAGAGGAAAATAAAAATGGCTTATCTAAACGCTAATATACCAGTAATAGAATGTTGGGTTAGAGGTAATTATTTGAGAGATCAAAAAGATTCACATGATAAATATTTTGAAGTAGGAGTATTTGGTTTTAGTTCTATACCAAACAGAGTACCTTTGTTTCATTTCTTAATGGAAGATGGTGGTTTATGGTGGCGAGCACCTATTACAGCTTTCTGTACTAAACCAGGTGTAAAAGAATTACCATTAGACGAAGTAGTTATGTGGGATAGTTTTAGTTACAACGTAAGTGTTACAACTTTTTATGAACTAGCTGGTGCTACAATGCAGTACACATCTAGACGTAAAGTAAAACGTAAAGGCAAATATCTTTTTACAATAGATTGGTGTGCAGGAGATTTTAATGAATTAAATTTTGGTTATGCAGAAAAACCAGATCAACATAAATGTGGTCATGTGCTTGAATTAGAAGATGGTAATTTTGCTATACAACCAAACAACAGATTAAAAATGTTTGATGCATCAATGGGTGTAGATCCATCTAAAAATTGTATAAATAGATTAGTCACAAGTAAAATATATTCTGTCGAAAATTCTGCAAAATGGATTACTGATGAACATGAACAAGGTAGCTATGATTACCAACTAAGAAATTTAGATGAAGAAAAAGATTAAATGCGAACACGGTAAGTGTAGAAGAAGCGCTATTGTTGTTGAAAATAAAAAATTTTATTGTGCAGATTGTTATTTGTTTGCAAAAGGAATTAATTTACGTAATGTAAAAGCAATAAGCGATACAAATAATAGTCGAAGAATACATTAATGACAACTGAATTAGTATTTAATCAAACAGAATCTGATTGGAAAAGACCAGAAAGTTATCCAAACTTATCTGATAGATCTATTATAGCTGTAGACTTAGAAACTAGAGATCCTAATATTAAAACTAAAGGACCAGGATGGGCTACTAAAGATGGTGAAGTAGTAGGAATAGCTGTAGCTGCAGATGGTTTTAAAGGCTACTTTCCTATAGGACATGAAGCTGGTGGTAACATGGATAAAAATATGACTTTGAAGTGGTACAAAGAATTAATGGAGAATGGTGTAGATAAAGTTTGCCACAATGCTTCTTATGATATTGGTTGGACAAGATCTATGGGTATTAAACCTGTAGGTAAAGTTTACGATACTATGATAGCTGGTGCATTAATTAACGAAGATAGATTTAGTTACTCTTTAAATGCATTGTCATTTGATTATTTAGGAGAAGTAAAATCAGAAGCACAACTAAAAGAGAAAGCAGAAGAGTGGGGCCTTGACGCTAAACAGGATATGTGGAGATTACCTGCAGGTTATGTAGGTCCTTATGCTGA